GATATAGGAACCCGCCACATCCAGAAGACATACGCGCCAAAGCTGCATCCCTAGTGGCGGGATTGCGTAAAGCTTCCCGCAAAATCTCTTGCTCCTCCTTAAGCATATTCACGCTTTGTGCATTCGCTTCTGCCAAGACGAACATGGCGACCGCGACTAAGAGCATCTTTTTCATATCGTCTCTTCACAGGTTTTTAGGAGCATTTAAGGGGCTTCGACAGGCAGTAGCCTTCCTACCCAAGAGTTTTCTGACATCTTAAAAGGCACCGTTCTCGACGTCACGACGTCCCAATGCAACACTCAAAGCAACACTTACAAAACCCTTGCCCCTTCCTTGCCATATCAATCAAGCACATACGCAACCTATTCAACTCCCCCCGCCCCAACACCAAGGGTCTGGATCGTCTCCAGGCCCTTTTTCTTTGCGCGAATCCCCGCGTGGCGCGGAGTTTCGGCCACCTGCCCTGCGGGTAGCACCCGGGCCAAACGCGCCGTATCGGCCCGTTTCCCGGCTATCCCAGTCTCTTTTCTCTGTTTGCCCTGCGGGTAGTCGCGGCGCAGAACGCAGTATTTATGCGGGTTTGGCGCGGCCTTTCTGCGGTCAACTATGCCCACCGCTATGCGGTCAAACCCCTACGCATCGAACCCGTCGACCACCCGCAGCTGCTCGATCCAGTCCAGCGGCAGCGGGTTGCGCTGGAACCAGATCAAGCTCATGCAGCGCGGCTGCTGGCCCGCCAGGATGCTCTGGATGATGGCTGGCTCCAGCAGGGTCAGGCGCAGCAGTTCGTTCACGGTCGAGTGATGCAGGCCCTCGCGCTGGGCGATGTCGGTGCCGCTGGCGACCACGCCGTCGTCGAGCAGTTGTTGCCAATAGAAGGCCCGCGCCAGCGCCACCAGCAGCGGGTTGTCGTGCTGGCTGCGGCTGGCATGGCGGCTGATCTCCCCGTCCGGCCGGATCACCACCTTGCGCACGCCGCGCTTCTTGATCTTCAGGGGGATGAAGGTCGAGAGTTTCACGGCGCTGCCGTCCATGCGCTGCTGTACCGTGGCCTCGCCCGATTGGCGTATCCGCGTCATGCCGTCACCTCCACTTCCGCCAGTTCCGCGCCGATGCTGCCGGGTCGCAGTTCGTCGATCAGTTCCACCCAGCCGGCGTCGCGCCAGAGGATCTCCAGCCCGCCGTCACCGATCAGGACGCGCTCGATCAGCAGTTGCGCCAGGCGCCGCTGTTCGGCCGGGAACAGCGAGGGCCAGACAGCGGCGAGCTGGCGCATCGGCACCACGACCTGCGCCTCGTCCAACTCGGCCGCGTTTGCATGTACCTGGTCCCATACCGCCTGCACCAGATGGGGCGCCCTCAACACCTCGCACAGCTGCGCCACCACCAGCGCCTCGATGGGTTCAGCCGGCAGGCTGCCGAACCGGCTGCTGCCGGCGCCGAAGCGGCGGTCCCGGCTCGGCGTGTAGTAGCGGTAGCGCTTGCCCTTCTTGACGGTGTGGGTCGGCATCAGCCGCTCGCCTTCGGTAGTGAAGAGCAGGCCGCGCAGCAAGGCGACCCCGCGCGAGCCACCCCGCGTCTCGGCACGACGCTGGTCGGCGCTTTCGGCCAGCACCGCGTGGGCCGCCGCCCACTGCGCTTGGCTCACGATGGGGGCATGCTGGCCGGGGTAGCTCTTGCCCTTGTGGACGATCTCGCCCAGGTACATGCGGTTGTGCAGCACCTTGTAGAGGCTCTGCTTGCAGAACGCCCGGCCCGTCTTGGTACGAATGCCCTCGGCTGCATAGGCACGCACCATGGTCGTGGCCGAGCGCAGGGTGGCGAAGTCGTCGAAGATGCGTCGCACGAGAGCGGCCTCGCGCTCGTTCACGACCAGCCTGCGGTTCTCGACGTCGTAGCCCAGTGGCAGCGGCCCACCCATCCACATGCCCTTGCGCTTGCTCGCCGCGATCTTGTCGCGGATGCGCTCGCCGGTGACCTCCCGCTCGAACTGGGCGAAGGAGAGCAGCACATTGAGCATCAGCCGCCCCATGGAGGTGGCCGAGTTGATCTGCTGGGTGACGGCGCTGAAGCTCACGCCGCAGCGGTCGAACACCTCCACCATGCGCGCGAAGTCGGCGAGCGAGCGGCTGAGCCGGTCGATCTTGTAGACCACCACGATGTCGATCCTGCCGGCCTCGATGTCGGCGAGCAGCCGCTTGAGCGCCGGCCGCTCCATGTTGCCGCCGGAGTAGCCGCCGTCGTCGTAGTCGTCGGCCACCGCGATCCAGCCCTCGTGACTCTGGCTCTTGATGAAGGCGTGTCCGGCTTCCTTCTGCGCATCAATGGAGTTGAAGGACTGGTCGAGGCGTTCGTCGCTGGAGACGCGGCAGTACACCGCGCAGCGTTTGGGTGAGGCCAGGATGGCGGTGCTCATCGTTTGCCACCCTTGCCCGGCTTGAGCCCGAAGAACTTCGGCCCCGACCACTGCGTACCGGTGATGTGCCGCGCCGCCGCCGACAGGCTTTTGAAGCGCCGGCCCTCGAGCTCGTAGAGGCCGTCGGCGGTGACGGTGACCCGGTACTCGCGCACATCCCATTCGCGCACCAGCACCGTGCCGGGCATCAGATGGCACTCCGTGCCGCGTCCGGGCTGCCGGATCTTCGAGAACTGCGCGCCGCGCTCCACCAGATAGCGGCGCACGCCTGCCGGCAGCGGCCCGTAGGCCAGTTCCTGCAGCCGGTAGGCCAGGCGCGATTCCACGTAGTGGCGATTAGCGTGGGCGGGGCGGCGCGGAAAGTGCGCATCCCACAGCGCCCAGAGGTCTTGCATGGGCAGGCCGGGCAGCGCCGCCAGCTGCGCGCTGATGCTGTCTTTCGTTGGGGTACCGGTCATCGATTGGACTCCTGTGGTTGAGACCGGTCGATGAACGCGCTGTGGCGGGCAGAAGCCAAGTCCATATAAACGGGCTCAGGCGGCCGGAAGCTCGGCATCCAGCGCCGCAGCGGCTGCCTCCAGGGCCTCCTCGGGAATCTCGATCGCGTAGCGGTCCCGCTCGCGGGAGAATCCCGCCCGGTGCGCCGCCACGGCGGCCTGGGCGATGAGGCCGACGAAGGCCGGCAACTGCTCTCGCAGTTCGATCTCGGCCACGGTCGCCCGCGCCCCGAGCCACTGGTCCCGGGCACGGCGGATGGTCTCGGGCAGGGCCTCGCGCTCGGCTTCCAGTGCCTCGATGCGCCGGCCGACCTCCTCCAGCGTGTGCCGGGTGGCGGTCAGCTCGGCCTGCTGCGTGCCCAGCTCCGCCGGAATCGGCGCCAGATCACCCGCGTCGATCAGTCGCAGGGCGGTGGTTCGGGTCTCGTCCGTGAGCTGCCGCTGCAGTTCTTCGAGGCGCGCTTCGAGCTTGCCGCGCAGGGCAGCGGCCTTCTGCAGCTCGGCACCGAGCGTGGCCCGGCGGGCGGCGAGTCGCTCCAATTCGGCCTTCGCTTCCTCCAACTGGCGGGGCGCGGTCACCAGCCGTTCGAGACGGGTGTGTTCCTCGCGCAACGGATAAAGCGCCTCCCGGCAGCGCGTGGCTTCGGCCTCGGCCTGGTTCTTCTCCCGGTAGAGGCGCTGTTCGGCGGTGGACCAGGTGGTGGACTGGGACCGCTCCTCCAGCTCCCGATAGGCGCGGCGCTTGTGCTCGGCTTCGGTCTGCGCGGCGGTGGCGGCGCGCTCGGCCTCGGACAGCTGACGGCTCAGCGCCTCGAACTCGGCACGGAGCTGCTGGAGGTAGCCGCTGGGCGGGTGCTTGCGGGTGGGAAGTTTCATCGAGGTCTCCTCTGGGATGACATCGCCGCGACACCGTGTCGCAGCGACCGTTTCGAATGAACGCAATGCTCGCCGCAGAGACCGGTTCGGTCGATCGGGCCGTTGCGGACAACCGCGAAGCGCTGCCAGGGCCACCGATGCCCGCGCGTGCCGAGGCGTACTCCCAACCGAAGTTGCGAGGTGGCAAGTGCCGCTTCGAGTGCGTAGCGGCTCCCGCGGGATCGCGGCGAAGGAGTGCGATTGCCGCGCCGCCGGCCACCGCGAACAATCCGTTCATCGACCGCCACAGAGCCCCAGCGAGGGACAGCGCGGGCACATCGAACCGAACCGGAGCCACCGCCATGAACATCTCTCCGCCCACCGAACTGCTCACCGCGCGCCAGCTCGCCGCCCGCTGGGGCCTTTCCGAAAAGACCCTTGAACGCTGGCGGATGCTGGGCACCGGGCCTGCGTTCCTCAAGCTCGGCAGCCGCGTGCTCTACCCCATCGATGCCATCGAGGCGCACGAACGGCGCCACAGCCGCCGCTGCACGGCGGGAAGCGAAACAGCGGGGATCTGCCGGTGAAGAGTCGCGGTCATCGGAACCTGCGTAAGCGTCTCACCCGGCAACTGCGCGCGCAGATCGCCCAGCACGGCATCGAGCCGGTGCTCGACCGGATGTTCGGTCCCGGCTCCTGGCGCTACGACGAACGTGAGCGGCTCTGGATCGTGCCGGACACCCAGGACAAAGCCGGGACGTGCCTACTACTGCGTCAACGCCGACGGCGACTGGTTCAAGGCGCGGCTCGACGGGGAGCACACCCAATGACCACCGCCGCCATAGACGCGGTCTGCATTCCGCCCCATCCCTTCTTCGACTTCAACGACGCGCCCGACCACATCGAGCGCCGCCATAACAAGGACGACCTGCGCAACCGCCTGCTCGATCAGCTCGAAGCTGTCCTGAGCTACCTGTTTCCGCGCGGCAAGCGCCAGGGAACGCGCTTCGTGGTCGGCAATGTGCAGGGCGATGCCGGCGACAGCCTGGTGATCGAGCTCGAAGGACCGAAGCGCGGCGTGTGGATCGACTTTGCCACCCATGAGTCCGGCGACGTGCTGGCGCTGTGGGCCGCAGTACGCGGCTTTGCGCTGCCGCGCGACTTCGGGCAACTGCTGGATGACGTCGGTGATTGGCTGGTGGCACCGACCTCATTCCTCCCGGCGCCGGCCAAGTCATCCACCGCCCATGACACGCTCGGCCCACATACCGCGAAGTGGGACTACCGCAGCGCCAATGGCGAGCTACTGGCCTGTGTGTATCGCTACGACACACCGGACGGCAAGCAGTACCGGCCGTGGGACGTCAGAGGCCGCGCCATGCGCATGCCCGAGCCGCGTCCCCTCTACAACCTCCCCGCACTCCATCCCACCGATACCGTGGTGCTGGTCGAAGGCGAGAAGTGTGTCGATGCGTTGATGCAGGTTGGCATCGTCGCCACCACCGCGATGGGTGGCGCCGCCACGGCTCTCGAGAAGACGGACTGGTCGCCGCTCGCTGGAAAGACCGTCATCGTCTGGCCGGACAACGACGAGGCCGGCGCCAGGTACGCCAAGGCGGTGATCCCGAAACTGCTGAGCATCGGCGCGAAGGTGGAGCGCATCAGCGTGCCCGACGACAAG